AGCTGTTAGAAATCTTATCAGAACGAATAGATATGATAAACCATTTCATCCAGAGATTGATGGAGGAGTGACTCGACATTTATTTGGATTATCTACTCCTCATATGAAACATGATATTGAATTGGCCGTGAGAAATTGTTTGAAAAATTTTGAGCCCAGAGTAACTGTAGATGATGTTCGTGTATCAGGAGATTTAGATAAAAATGGATTTAATGTTTCTATATTTTTCACAGTAATTAATTCACCAGAGCCAGTAGAGGTTAGGTTGTTCTTGGAGAGGATACGATAATGGCAAGTAATAAAATAACAATTACAGATTTAGAATTTGACGAAATTAAATCAAATTTAAAAGATTATTTATCTGCACAAACACAATTTCAAGATTATGATTTTGAAGGTAGTGGCATGGATGTATTGATGGATGTTCTTGCATACAATACTCATTACATGGGATACTATGCAAATATGTTAGCTAATGAAATGTTTCTGGATACAGCATCATTACGAGAGTCTGTTGTTTCTCATGTAAAACATTTAAATGTTATTCCAAATTCTGTTACTGCACCGAAAGCTCTTTTGAATATGACATTCACTCCTTCCGGTTCTCCTGTTTCTCTTACAATTGCAAAAGACACAAAATTTACTACTAGTATTAATGCTGTAAGTTATACTTTTACGACAACTGCAGCTACTACTATTATACCTGCTGGTGGTGTTTATTCAGTTACTAATCTTCCTATTAAAGAAGGTAAAATTCTTAATAAATCATATACAGCTGATTTAGCAGATACGGCTCAACGATTTATTATTCCTAATGCAAATATTGATACTTCTACAATATCTGTTCAAGTACAAAATTCTTCAAGTGATAGTACAGTTGTTACATGGACAGATGGTAATTCTTTGGATGTAACTACAATTACTTCTACTCAAAAAGTTTATTTTTTACAAGAAGTAGAAGAAGGAAAATATGAAATTATATTTGGAGATGGTGCAGTAGGTAAACAGCTTGCTGATGGTAATATTATTTTTATTGAGTATCTAGTTACAAAAGGTGTGGCAGCTAATAAAGCAAGTACATTCACTTCTGTTGGTTCTGTTGCCGGGTTGACTTCTGCTAATTATACTTTAACTACTTCATCTGCTGCTTCTGGTGGAGCCGCAGTAGAGTCTATTAATTCTTTAAAGAACAATGCACCAAAACTTTATCAAGCACAGAAACGAGCAACTACTAAAGATGATTATAAATCAATCTTGTTAGCAGAAAGAAGTGATGTAGAATCACTTACTGTATATGGAGGTGAAGATGCAAATCCTGCTGTTTATGGTAAAGTATATATTGCAATTAAACCAACAGGAAATACATCATATAGTGCGGCAACTAAGGATGATATTAAATCAAGCATTCTTAAAAAAACAAATGTAGTAACTGTTATTCCAGAACTTGTAGATCCTATTTATTATTATTTACTTATTACTACAACTGTTAATTATGATCCTGTTACTTTATTGACAAATGAAGATACTTTAAAATCAGCAATTAATACTTCTATTAGTAATTACTTTACTAGTGATCTGCAAAAATTTGACCAGAAGTTTAGATATTCAACTTTGACTAAAAAGATAGATAATACGAATAGTTCAGTAAGAAATAGTAAAACATCTATTAAATATCAGTTGAGAATAGCTCCTGCAACATTAGGAGTAACTTCTACATATACATTGGAATTTAATACATCATTAACTAAAGGTACAGTTTCCAGTACAGCATTTATAGCTAGTGATGGATATACATATACTTTGGTTGATGATAGTGCAGGGAGTGTTAAGTTGGCCAGATCAACATATACGACTACGGCTGTTACAGTAGATAGTCCAGTAGTATATATGACATTGTTAGATGGTTCGACTAATTTAGGAACAATAGATTATACTACTGGTAAAGTTGTATTGAATAATTTTAATCCTTATACGATTTCAGACGCATCAACAGCTATTAAATTTACTGTAACACCCGGGACAAATAATCAAGATGTTGTTCCTTTGCGAGAACAAATATTAACAACTGATATAAATGATACTACGGCAATTGTAATTAATATGGTTGCAGAAACAATAGTTTAATATGGCAAGCAATCCAAATTTACCAATACATCCTTCATTTGATGAACGGATATCCGTTCGTGTAGAAGGGCAGTTACCAGATTTTGTAAAACAAGATCATGCTACATTTGTAGCTTTCTTGGAAGCTTACTATGAGTACATGGAACAACTTGGTAAGCCGTATGAGATTGTTGGAAATCTGAAAAATTATTTTAATATTGATAAAACAGTTGATGATTTTTTACAATATTTTAAAACACAGTTTGGTAAAGATATTCCAGAAGCAGTATTTGCCAATGCAAATAAACCTCATGTAATAAAACGATTGCGTGATTTCTATCGTTCTAAAGGTAGTGAGAAATCATTTCAATTTTTATTTCGTTTATTATATAAAGAAGAAATTGAATTTTATTATCCATCTGTAGATATGCTTCGTGTATCTGATGGTCGATACACTAAAGATAAAATTTTAAGATGTGTTGATACAAGTGGTAGCTCAGCTATTTTTGATTTTACTGGTAAGGGAATTACTGGTGGAACATCTGGTACAACGGGTGTTGTTGAGTTAGTTCTTAAAGAACAGATCGGTGCGTTTGAAGTATCTACAATTTATCTTTCTAAAGTTGCAGGAACATTTCTTTCCAACGAAACTGTTACAGACGGAATAAACACATTTACCCTTGATGGAATGGTAACAGGTTATACAATAACCAATCCGGGTAATGGATATAGTGTTGATGATAATGTTACAATTACGGGTGGTGGTGCTGGTGCTGTTGGTGCTCAACTTTTAGTTGAAACATTAGCAACCGGTAGTGTAACAGTAGCAACTATTGTTGCAGCTGGAACTGGATATGTTGTTGGTGATAAACTAACAATCAACAATACTAATAAATTAGAGATTGATGGAAGAACTTGTAGTGTACTTGTTAAGACTGTAAATGGTTCTGGTGGAATTACTGCTTTAGAATTTGAGAACAATGGACATGGATATAAATCAGTACCAACTGTTTCTGGAGGTGGAACTGGAACAGGAGCTAATGTCACATTAAACGGTACTGGTATTGGTGGAATTAAAACTCTTAAGTTAACACATAATGGATTTCATTATCAGTTAGTACCTACTTTAGATTTTTCTTCTAAGGGTGATGGAACAGCAACAGGTGTTGCAATTATTAGTGGATATGAAGATGAACATCAAACAAGATGGATTGGTGATGATGGATTTTTATCAGCTGCTAACTATATTCAAGACAGTCGATATTATCAAGCATTTTCTTATGAGATAAAATCTGGTAATACTATTGACAAGTGGAGAGATTATGTTAAGAGAATAGTACATCCATCTGGACTTGCACTATTTGGTAGAACAATCATTACAGGATTGCTTGAAACAGGATTGAAGCTTAGTGTTCCACCTGAACACAAATGGCCTTATACTATTATATGGCATGATGGTGATATTGTTCCTGCTGTTCGATTAAACAATCAGCTACAACAGGTAAATCCAGAATGGCCTGATGGTGGAGATTGGCCACATGATGGACAAGCAAATGGCCCAGGATTGGGACCGGGACATTCTGATTGGCATATTTATGAAATAGATTTACCTATTTTTATATTAAGTATAACAGATGCAGATGATTGGTTGTTTGTTCATCAATCTCATTTGCAACCTCCTGCGAATGAGGATTGGGGTTTAATTACAGATGGCAGTATTTCTGTATGGGAAGATTGGGGTCAAAGTTCAGCTGGAGTTGAAGGTGCATTACAATTAGGTCCTTTGCGTAGACAAGTAGATCGACAGAAGTTTAATAAAGAAGGTGGATTTAGTAAAGATACTGATGATAATACAGGAATACATTTAGGTGGTGGTTATCGACTTGAACATTTTAAAGATGAGATCATCGCAAGGTATATTACAACGCAAAATGAAAAAACAAGAATAGTTATGAATTCTCATATAACTAAGGTATAAATATTATAAATATATAGAAATTAAACAAGAGGATTTGAGTTATGCCAGCTATTATAACAAACGGATTTAGAACGTACAATGCAGATAATTTTATTGGTTCATTTGCATCTAATAAAGTGTATTTGATGATCGGAAAGGCTGATGCTTGGAGTGGTGCTGATTTGGGTCAATATGCAGAATCTTCACCATCTGATACTGCTATTCCAACTCCTATAGATACGACAGTTGCACCTTTCATTCATCATAATGATATGATAGCTGCTAAACTTATTAGTGCATCTGATGTATCGCATGTTGTCAAAAGAACAGATTGGACATCTGGAACAGTTTATACAGAATACAATCATAAGCAAGATGACCAGATTGACCAGACATTTTTCGTAATGACAGATCAGTATAATGTCTATAAGTGTATCAGTAATTATGGTGGAGCTGCTTCTACAGTTAAACCTACTGGACAATCTACAAGTATTTCAGAAACATCTGATAACTACCGTTGGAAGTTTATGTACGAAGTCCAACAGGCAGACGTTTTAAAATATGTAACAACAGATTGGATTCCAATAAAATACTTATCATCAGATGATGGTAATCTACAATGGGATGTACAACAAGCAGCTGTTGATGGAGCATTGGAACATATAGATGTAACTGCTGGTGGAACAGGATATGTTAATACGAATACGGGTACTGCTCAAGCTGGTAGTATATCTACTACGATTAAATTAGCTGCAACAGCATCTGCTACAGATGACATCTATAATAGTATGACAGTTTATGTTTCTTCTGGAACAGGAAGTGGACAAATAAAAGTAATTACAGATTATGTTGGTTCAACTAAAGTTGCAACTGTTTCTGCATGGACAACAACACCAGATAACACAAGTGTATATGAAGTAATGCCAGCAGTAACTATTACAACAACAGAAGGTTCTGCTGCAGCTGCAAGAGTTTCAAGTGTAGTTGGTGGTGTTATTAAAAAAGTTTCCATGACAGCAGTTGGTACTTTGTATCGTTCTGGTGCAGCAACTATTACAGGTGGTGGTGGAACAGGATGTACTCTTGAACCAAGAATCGGTCCCAAAGGTGGACATGGAAAAAATGCAAAGACAGAACTTGGTGGAGCATATGTAATGATTAATATTCGTTTGGTAGGAACAGAGGGTGGTGACTTTACAGTTGGAGATGATTTTAGAAAAGTAATTTTAATTACAAATCCACTTGTAAGTGGTGCAGCTGCAACAGCAAGTACATATACGGGTGCCGAGATGGATGATGATAGTGGAGAACAAATTTATGTAGAGTATCGAGCTCCGATTAATCGTGCATCTGACCAAACTGAGGATGTTAAGCTAGTAGTTGAATTTTAATAAAGGTAATAATACATGGCGACCAACATAAATTTAAATCTTAATCAAAGTCCATACTTTGATGATTATGATGAAGATAAAGACTTTCATCAAGTCCTCTATAAACCTTCTGTTGCTGTTCAGGCAAGAGAACTTACTCAAGAACAAACAATATTAAGAAACCAAATCAAACGGTTTGGCGATCACATATTTGCAAATGGTAGTCGAGTGGTTGATGGTAATTTACATATTGATACAGATTATGATTATGTAAAATTAAATGCTACTTATAATAATATTGCAATCACACCTGCTAATTTACAAGGCAAATTAATAATTGGTAGTCAATCTGGAACAACAGCAAGAGTTGTTAATACTTCAGTTGTTGATGCTGCTACTGGTAATCCAGATACCATTTGGGTTAAGTATCTTACAGGTGGTGGTGTTACTCAAAAAGTTCAGGGTATTACTGTAACTAATGCAGGAACTGGATATACTTCTATACCAACAGTTACGATTACAGGTGGTGGTGGAAGCGGTGCTCAGGCTGTTGCTATTGTTGGTGTTGGTGGTTCTTCAGCAGAAACTATTATTGGTGTTAATGTTACAAATAAAGGTTCTGGATATACTACGAATCCTAGTGTAACAATTACAGCTGGCGGAGGTTCTTCTGCCACTTGTACTGCTACTGTTAATACATCAGCAGTTTTTAATTCAGGAGAAAGACTTGTAGCATCAGATTTTTCAGTTGCTGTATTTGCTGCAGCATCTTCAGCAACCGGTAAAGGTGCTGCGGTTTCTAATGATGCAGGTTATTATTATTTCAATGGAAATTTTATACGAGTTGCATCTTCAACAGTATTATTAGATAACTATACAAATACACCATCATATAGAATTGGTTTTCAAGTTACTGCTGCTATTGTTGATTCTGGTGATGATACGACTTTATTAGATAATGCGCAGGGAGCATATAACTATGCAGCTCCGGGTGCAGACAGATTAAAATATAGTTTAACACTTACCAAGAAAACAACTTCATCAACTGATGATATAGATTTTATAGAAATTACTCGATTAGTAAATGGTGTAAAGCATTCTGATAATCCATTTCCTATTTATTCAGTATTAGAAGAAACTTTTGCTCGTAGAACATTTGATGAATCTGGAAGTTATACAGTAAGACATTTTGCACTTGAAAAGAAAGATCATTCATCAGATGCAACTAAATGGACTGCGAGATTAGACCCAGGGAAAGCATATATTTTTGGACATGAATTGGAAACATTAATTTCAACTGACGTTACTGTTGAACGTGCTAGAGATTATAAGAATGTAAATAACTTTGATCGTCTGATGCAATATGGTAACTATGCAATTGTTAGTACTTTAACAGGATTGTACAATGTAACAACTCTTGCTACTGTTGATTTACATAATGTAGCTCATGCAAGTTTGACATTAACAAATCCCGGTACTTATAATGCAACAAAAGTTGGTACGGCAAGAGTTCGTCAACTAACACAGACTATATATAGTGGCCCACATAAAATGTATCTTTACGATGTTACTATGTCGTCTGGGGATTTCGGTGCTGTTGAAAGTATCATCATTCCAGAGTCACCTTTGTCTGGTACAATCGCAATTACTTCTAAATGTAATATTGATAACACAGGTAAAGTAGGTGGAGTTAGTGGTGGTGACGCAAAATTATTTGAAACAGATTTTAATTCATTAGTATTTAAATTACCTCAAGATACGATTAAAACAATTCGTGATGATGCTAGTGCTATTGATACTAGTTATACAATACAAAGAACATTTGCAAATATTACAATTAGTTCTGGTACTTGTACTCTAACTTCTAGTGGAAGTAATGAAACATTTTATGGAACTGGTGTATTGAGTGGTTCGGTTGTTGGACAACATTACCATGCACAAACTGCGGCTGGAACTATTGCAAATCTTAATACAAGTTCTCCTGCGCAAGCAACTGTTACAGTAGCTGCTAATGGACAATCAGTAACGATATTTACTGGTGATGTTTCATTAAGTGCAACATTTAATTTTATTGTTACTATGAATGTTGATACAAAACAAGAGAGAGTTAAAGCTCTTGTTAAAAATGCAACTAAAGCAATTACGTCACCTACTGGAACAGCACTTGCATATACTTCTCTTGATATATCTGATATAAATTCTATCAAAGCTATTTACGATTCTGGTAATACTAGTAATGATGCAGTAGCACCAACATTAACGGTGTCTGGTGCAACAGGAACTTTTATTGCTGGTGAAACAATTACGGGTGGAACCTCTGGTGCGAAGGGAACTGTTATTGCACATACTCCAGCAACGACTATTACATTTGTTGTTACTTCAGGAACTTTTGCAGGAACTGAAGCTATTAATGGTACGACATATACTGCGACTATGGTTAGTCTTGCAGCTGGTAGTACAGTAGCAACAACTAACTGGACATTAGACAATGGACAACGAGATAATTTTTACGATCATGGTAGAATCCAATTAACAGGTACTGCGGCAACTGGTAGAATTTTGGTTATTGTAGATTACTTTAGTCATAGTGGTACTGGTTATCTTTCAGTTGATTCTTATACTGCGGCAGTTGGTTATGATTTAGTTCCAACATTTACAAGTCCGACAACTGGTAATATACTTGAACTTAGAGATTGTATTGACTTTAGACCACGCCGAGACAATGGTGCTGTTACTTTATCAGGTGCAGAACTTCCATATCCAAATCTTAACTGGCAGGCAGATTATAGTTATTATCAACCAAGAATAGACACGATTTATTTAAGTAAAGAGAAAAAGTTTGGAGTACATAAAGGTGTATCATCTGATAATCCGGTACCTCCATTTCGTTTAGATAATACAATGAGTTTATATAAATTGAGAATTCCTGCATATACATTTAAACCAGCTGATGTTACTGCAACATATATTGAGAATAAACGATATACAATGAAAGATATTGGTAAGTTAGAAAGACGATTAAATAATGTAGAATATTATACGGCTCTTACATTACTGGAAAAAGATGCAGAGGCATTAGTAATTAAAGATGCAGCTGGCCTTGATAGATTTAAGAATGGTATTTTGGTAGACGATTTTGCTGGTCATAATATTGGTGATGTTACTAATGCCGATTATAAGTGTGCAATTGATTTTAAACATAGAGAATTAAGACCATCTTTTAGTTCTAATATTGTTGACCTTTCTTATATATCTGGTTCATCAACAGGTGTACAAAAAACTGGTGATTTAATTTCATTACCATATACAACAACTTCGTTTGTTACACAAACACAAGCTAGTACATTTCTTAATGTAAATCCATTTAATGTTACTGCCTGGGTTGGAGTTCTTAATCTTGATCCTCCAAATGATAATTGGGTTGCAGATAATAATAGACCAGATGTTGTTATTAATGCAACAGGTGAAAATGATGCATGGGAAGCACTTGCAGGTTTGGGATTTGGTAGTCAATGGAATGATTGGCAAGATATGGGTGCTGGACAAAATTTAGAAATATTAGAAGAAGGTCCTCGTTGGCTTCCACCTGGACATGGCCGACGCCAATTTTTGCAACGACAAACGGTTTCTGTAGATCAAGCTCAATCACGATCAGGAATACGAACTCAGATTGTTGGTTCAGAAACAGTTGAATCATCTTTAGGAGAACGAGTAATTAATGTTTCCGTACTTCCATTTATTCGTGCAACTAATCTTACTATAACAGTCACAGGGATGAAACCTAACACAAGAGTTTATCCTTTCTTTGATAAAACAGATGTTGCATCTTATTGTACTCCTAGTGGTGGTTCTGCTGGTGGTGCAATATACACAGATGATAGTGGTTCTATTAGTGGTCTTGTGTTTGCAATTCCTTGTCCTGACTTTGCACAAGAACAAGATCCTCAGTTATTAATATTCCGAACTGGTGAACGACAATTTCTTTTGACAGATGATACTAATGGTAATATGGAAACTGCTAGTACTTTTGCTGAACGAATGTATCAAGCGCAAGGATTATTACAGACAAAAGAAAATGTTATCCTTTCTTCAAGAGTTCCAAGAGTTGAAGTTGGTGGTGTAGGTAGTGCTACTGAATCAAGAATAAACTCAAGAATAACTGAACGTGTTGTTGAGGCTGGTTGGTGGGATCCACTGGCTCAAACATTTCTTGTTGATGAAAATATATATCCAGATGGTATTTATTTATCAAGTACAGATTTATATTTTAAAGCAAAAGATGATGGAAATATTCCTGTATCAATGCACATAAGAGATGTAGAACAAGGATTTCCAACAAATAGAGTTTTACCATTTTCTGATGTTAGTTTGAATCCGGCTAGTGTTAATGTAAGTGAAACAGCTGCCACGGCAACTGCATTTACATTTACTGAGCCTGTTTATTTGATGCCGGGTGAATATGCTATTATTGTACAGACAAATAGTTTAAAGTATGAATGTTGGGTTGCAGAAATGGGACAGAATCTTGTTGGTACAACAAGAAAAGTTTCTGAACAACCCTATGCTGGTGTATTGTTTAAATCACAAAATGCAAGTACATGGCAACAAAACCAAAACCAAGATTTAACTTTTCAGTTGAATAGATGTTCATTTACAATTGCTGGAACACATGAGGCAGTATTTCATAATTCAAATTCTACTGAATATAAAATGGACACTATGCATTTAACACCTTCAGAAATTGTTGTTAATAAAACTGCTATTGATTGGGGTGTTAAAACAACCGACCAATCAACGAGTTTATTAAGTTCTGCCTATGCGGGTACAGTTGCTAAAGAAAATCATGCATTTGATAATCAACAAAAAATTACTACCACAGCGGGAAGTTTTATTGCTAAAGCAACTCTAACTTCTACTAATGAACATATAACACCTTATATTGATACGAAACGATTAAGTGTTATTCCAATTGAAAATAAAATTAATAATTTGACAACTAATGAAGCAGCTAAACCTTCTGGTGGAAGTGCATTGGCAAAGTATATTACAAGACGAGTTACCTTGTCTGATGGTTTTGATGCAACTGATATAAAAGCATATTTGACTATGAATAAACCAGCTGGTGTAAATGTATATGTTTATTATAAAGTATTATCACAATATGATCCAGAACCGTTTGATGATAAAGATTGGACAGTTATGACACAGACTTCTCATACCAATTCTGTTTCTTTAACCGAAACTGATTTTATTGATTATGAATTTGATCCAACAGGAACTAATGTAAATTATACGAGTGGTGGTGCGACATATACAACATTTAAGACTTTTGCAATTAAAGTTGTTATGACGAGTGTGAGTACGACTAAAGTTCCAAGAATACAAGATTTACGAGTAATAGCAATGGCATGAGTGAGCATAAATTTGTTAGAGATAATTTATCTAAGGCTGTTTTAAATACTGATATAAGTGCTTTGGAACAATATAAAATTGCAAGAGATCAAAAGATAAAAGAACAAGATATTTTACAAAATTGTGTCACTGATATAAATACTTTGAAAGATGATATGCAAGAAATAAAGAATCTTTTACTAAAGTTAAGCGAGAAATAATATGGCAAAGAGAGTACAAAGACGAAGAGGTACAACAGCAGAGCATGCAACCTTTACTGGGTATGATGGAGAAACATCTGTTGATACCTCTAAGGATACTGTAGTAGTCCATGATGGTGCAACGACTGCTGGATTTCCATTAGCAAGAGAAGATTTGTCTAATGTTACTTTGACAAATTTGATTGGTATTACTGAATTAAAGTTAATAGATGGAACATCAGGACAAGTAATTAAAACTGATGGTTCTGGTACAATTAGTTTTGGTACGATTGATATATCAGGAACTGCAATAGGTAATCTTGGTGGTGATATTGATGGTACTATTGCAAATGCTAATATCAAAGATAATAAAGTTGGTATTACTGAATTGAATGTTTCTGATGGTACAAGTGGACAAGCTCTTACTACTAATGGTGCTGGTGTTCTTGCATTTAGTAATGTTCTTACAGATCCTGCTTTGGGTGGTCATCTTTCTGGTACAACGTCTGCCGCAGTAATTAATCAGGATACAATAACAGCTGGTATGTTAACAACAGCATTGAAGAATTTTACAGTTGATGAATTTTATGGTGTAGCTGCACAAACAACATTTACTCTTACAGCATCAGTTGGTTCTATTAATGCATTACTAGTTTATATTGATGGTATTGTTCAACCAACATCTGCATACGCATTACCTACTGCAACATCTATTCAATTTATTGTAGCACCTCCTGCAAGTTCAATTATCCGTTGTTTACATCTTGGGTTTCAATCTACAGTTGGTGTCCCATCAGATGGAACAATTACGACTGCAAAACTTGCAGCGAACTCAGTTACTTCAGATAAAATTTTAGCAGGAGCAGTTGGAACAACTGATATGGCTGATGATGCAATTACAGAAGCTAAGATTTATGCACAGACAATTACAAATGCATCAATTTCTCCGGGAACTATTCGTTCACAAGAAATAGAAAATTTATCAATCGTTGGAACTGATATTGCAAACAATTCTATTGATGGAACAAAGATAGCATTAGGTTCTGATGCTCAAGGTGACATCATGTATTATGATGGAACTAACTGGGTACGATTAGCAAAAGGTACAGCTAGTCAATTTTTAAAAATGAACGCAGGTGCTACTGCTCCTGAATGGGTTACCTAAAGGGGATAAAAAATAAATGACTATTAAAACACACGGAAGAATGATGACCAGTGATACAATTGGTATCACACAACTAGATTTGCAAGATGGTACAGCCAACCAAGCAATTGTTACAGATGGACAGGGTGTATTACGATTTGCAACAGTTGGTGCTGGTGGTAGCGTTGGTTCTTCTGTTTATGTAGAAGATATTCGTACTGGTGATGGTTCTACTGCAACTTTTACTT